TAGAGAAAGAATAAATATATTACAATATCAATTAGCACAACATTCAGAAGACATTTTAGAGTTTCCAAATAAAAAGAATACAAGAGATGCAGATTCATTAAAAGAAATAGAAAGATATGCAAAAGATATAATGGAATCTGATACTTCTGAGGGTGTAGTAATTAAGGACATAGAATCAACTTATTATATTGGTTCTAGAAAGAATCCTAAATGGATAAAATATAAGAAGTTTGTTGACTTAGATGTTATAGTTTTAGATAGAACTAAAACAAAATCTAACTTGTATTCATATACAGTAGGAGTTGGCCCGCTTAACGGAGAAGAATCAAGAAATTATGATGGAATAGAATATGAAGGTAAAACATATCTAAAAGTTGGTAAAGCATTAAACACAAAAGAAAAAGTGGATATTGGTTCTATTGTAAGAGTTAAAGTAGATGAAGTTAGACGAGCAGGAAAAGGGTTTAGTTTATATTCTGCTAAGGTAATTGAAATACCTGAAGTAGAAAGTCCTGAAAAAGTTGTTACTCTTGAATTACTATCTAAAGAAGGAAGAAAGTCATTAAAATATAATGTAGAAGAAGCATTACTTAAATATACTATAACAGACGGAATACATGGAACTGCTGAAATATTATTAAAATCTGATTATGATGGATTTAATGTGTATGGAGTTGAAGGTGATAGTTTAATGGAGAAGAATGCTATTGCTGATATGGATATGTGGAAGGAACAGTTAGATGAAATCCATAAAGGAAAAACAACAGAAGCAATTGTTAAAATTAAACAATATCTTCAAGACAAAGACCCTAAAGAAAAAGGAGTTCATGTTAAAGATATATTTGAATTTATTGCTAGAGAAGATAATAAACTAACAGAAACATTATTTGAAAATAATGCAAGAAAACTTAAGAATTGGATGAACGACCATGATGCATTTATTCCTATGTCTGGTCAAAAATTTGCGGCAAATTCAAAAGTTTTAATTAAAGATGATGAAAAAGATGATAATAGATATGGTAAATTTAAACTATATACTAGAGAAGACGATAATTTAGATTTTATTATTACATATAAAGGAGAAACTTTTGCTTGGACAATTGATATTGATAACACTAAAGATATTTATAATCTATTTGGTAAATCAGGGAAATATCCAGCAGAAGTATCTAGGGGAGTTAAGAAGGATAAACTTTTGGATAGTGGTAAAATACTAATGGGTGTTCAAAGGCATGGTTATCATGAATATAAATTAGAAGGAGATAAATTTCAGACTAGATTACATATGAGAGTAATACCAGTCAAAGACCAAGATACTTGGCTTGCTTGGACTGGAATTAAGCAAAAGATGTTAGAAAGACAAGAAGAAGAAGGATTATGGGATATTACTCAAGATAGGTATAAAAAATTAACCATGCAAATAGAGGAATGACGCTTAGTTCATATAGAAGAATAGGGAAGTGCTTGTGTGTCCGAAGCGATTTTACTAAAGTCGAGTGAAGATAATGAGTTTAATATATTAAAATCAGATGATTTAGTAATTGGTGGATATGCTTCAATAGAAATAGTAGATAAACAAAACGATTTAATTACATTAAAGGCATTAGAACAAGCAGTTAAAAAATATATGGAAACACCAAAATATAGAAATGTAATGTCTAATCATTCAAATGTTCAAGTCGGAGATGTAATAGAAAAATATAGAGATAAAAATGGTAATCTCCATAGAACACAAGTAGATGATGTAGGATTTTATGTTGTTATTAAATTAAGAGACGACATAGAAAAAGCAAAAGAAATTTCAAGAGGTATTAGAAAAGGAACATTGCGTTCATTTAGTATAGGTGGTCAAGCCTTAAGTAAAAGAAAAACATCTAGCGAAGAATTAGGTGAATATAACGAAATTGACCAATTAGAACTCCACGAAGTCACAATTTGTGAAAAAGGTATTAACCCCGAAGCAAAATTTGATATTCTAAAAGAGGAGAAAGAAAAAATGAGTGAAAAACTGGAAAAAGCATTGGAGGAGTTAAATGGTCTTATGGGCCAATTAAACGACTTCAAGAAAGAAGATGCTGAAGTTGACCTTGAAGAAGAAAAAATGGATGGGTTAGATTTAGCAGAGGAAGAAGAAGATATGCCTGAAAAAGGCGAATACATGGATTCTGATGAAGAAGATGTTGAAATGGCTTCTTATGACGACACAGAAATGAAAGGCCGTATGGGGCCAGAAGGTTTTGTTGAGAATGCAGGTGCAGGTGAAGAAACACAAGGCAAAAAGCATGAACAAGCAGGACAACTGGGTTCTCTGTATAAAGAGTGGTCGAATGATGAATTCGCTACTTTAGACCTTTCAAATGAAAATGTCGAAAAAGCCTATGAAGCATACAAGGCTGAACAATTAGAGAAGATGGCTTATGACTCTCTAAAGACGCAGTTTGCTTCTAGGTTCGCTGAAGAACAAAAAGTCCGAAAGGCTGATGTTGCACGAAGCGAGTATGATGCAAAGAATGAAGTTGAAGCACTAAGAGAGGAGTTTGCTACTTTAAGGAAATCCCTTTCAGAACAGACTGATACAATTGCTAAGGCACAAACAATTGAAGTGCCTGATGTAGATGTTTCAGAAATGTCTTGGGCTGAAATTAATAATTTTGTGTCGCAATATGAAATGGAGTGATAAAAGATGAGTGGATATATTAAAACTATGAAAGATTTAGAAGCCGCAACCTACGGAGTTAGGGGCGGAACAGGTAATTCGTTGTTAAAGAGTGCTGGTGTCGTTGGTGGTTTACATACTGCTCACGATGCTTCTACATCCGTTATGTCGGGTGCTAGTGGATTAAGTAGTCTTTACAACAAAATATATGGTCAGAAAGTATGGTCAATGCTAAACCAAGAGGTTAATGCTTTAGCCGTTCTTCCTAAAAGACCTTATACATCAAGTGGTTGGCGCATTCTGAAAAGCAGGGCAGAAGGTGGTTCAGGTTCTACCTTTGATGTTGGTGGTTCAGGTGTTGGAACTACTAGAGGAACTTCAACGCCAAGAGCCGATTTAATCGGTGGTGTTGCAGAAAACGCCTCATTAGGAACTGGAAATGATATTCCGGCTATTACGCCAGAATACACCACATTATACACCAGTCCTAAGACTGTGGCTCATTTGTTTGAGTTCTCAGAAATTGCCCTTGAAATGGCTAAGATTGATGATGGAGTAGGTGACTTAAGAGCGTTAATTCGTGAAGACATGGGTAAGCACCACGCTGAAGTACAGAACAAGATGTTGTTAATGCCTCTTGAGAAGTATGACGAAGCAAACACCGTAACTAATCTTGGTCGTAACTATACTTCTTTAATGAAGGTAGTTGCTTCAAGTGCTGAGTTAAACGCATTAAACGATGCTTCGCTACTAGCAACATCGGCTGCTGCGGCAACTCTACCAACAACCATTACGACCATTTACGGTGCAACTGACCGTCAATTGTCTAGTGGTAATGCTAATGCGTCTTTCCTAGATGCAGAAGTAGATTATGGTGATGGCTACGCAGCCGCTAATTGCCGCATTCTAACCTTAACTATCTTAAATGATATGCTAAGGAGAATCCGACAAAACGGCGGAAGCCCAAAGGTTATCTTAACTGGATATGATACTATTCAGCATCTAGGTGACTTATTACAGGCGCAAGAAAGGTTTATGGACAGAAAGGAAATTATTCCAACACACAACGGGGTTCGTGGTGTAAAGGGTTCAGAAGTCGGCTTTAGGGTCGCTACTTACTTTGATATACCAATTATCCCTTGTAAGGATATGCCTAAAACCTCTCATGGTAGCGCAACAAACACCCTTAGTGATATATTGGTGCTTGATACCGACCATCTTTGGATGAGCGTTATGAAGCCTACTCAATATTTCGAAGATGGTATTGATAACGGAAACCCATTTGGTGTTGGAACACTTGGTAATCAAGCAATGTATCGAACCATTGCTGAAACAGGTTGTTCTTTCTTCAAAGGACAAGGTAAAATAACAAACCTAAAGAGTGCATAAGGTGATTAAGCATGGCATTGGCATATACAGTAACAACACTTGCTGACCATAAGGGCATGACTGCCCCTAAAGCAGTAGGTGATGAATATGTGGTTGATGCGGTAAT